CGAATATCATAGTTTTCATCCTCATAGCGGGATCTTCTGCTGCGTATTCGATACTGATTATTTAAACCATCAAGAGTTTCAATCTTATCTTCCAAAACCCTGACCTTGTCCAGATCCTCAAGAACATCTGCAATATCAAACGGTTTGGTTTCTCCATACAGACCGACAAACTTTCCGTCAGCAAATGGATTTAACAAGTCCTCCGTAAACTGTTCCACAGACCTTCGAAGCTTACGAGATATAGTAGCGTCCTGCGTGCCCTGACTTTGTATCTCACCTAAGTGAAAAGTTTTCTTTTTAACATTCTCCCCAGGTTTAGAAGCCATAGGAAAGTTTCCAGTTCGCATATGAACAACCAAAGGAGCTTGCATTTTTGTTTGAGCGTATTGATAGTGTTTGTTGTCCCCGGCACCCAGACTAAGAAGACTTGGGTTTTTTAAAGTTATCAGGGTCTCTTTGTAGTTTGTAGCACCCTTGGTAAAATAATCTCTATAAGAAACATCGGCACCGTCCAATGTGCGAACAACAAATGGATCTAAACCAAATGGACTTATATCTTTTAAATTAATAGGCTGATCTCCAAATTCTGCAATCATGCTGCCCATATTCCGAGCCTCAAACTCGGCTTCTTTGATCCCGTATTTGTTTTCCAAAGTTTTCATGAGTTGATTAAGACTAGGAAACTTAGTCTGAGTCTTCATCAAATCGTCAAGGGCATCGTCCAACTTACTGCTTAACGCACTCGAACCTCCCGTTAAACTAACATCACTAGCCTCTATTTCCAAAGGTTCTCTTTGTTTAGCAGTCAAATCTATGTTTATTTGCTCTGCAAAACTTTCATATCCAGGTTGATTATAGCCACCAGCGCGGTCGATATAACGCGATTGATTATAAGCAGCCTCATCAAATTCTGGCACGTAATCAGTATCTGGGTTCGCAGGATCATAACCTTCACCAGTAATCACCGGATCGTATTCGTCATAATACGCAGCGGCTCCCTCATAATCCCCGTATTCTTGCTCTGCACGTATGGCCCGACGGTT